TTTTGATTATTTGATGTTCGAGCATCCCGTCCAGATGAAAACTGGTGGGGTATCTCCCGGATTCTCATGGCCGAGCAGTCGTTATCGTTGGTGTACTGGTAAGTTAAAAGTAGAGATAATTAACAAACATTTTTCTAACTTACGTAAGCAATATTCGGTTACCAGATGCGTTGGTATTGCCGCCGACGAGGGGCATCGATTAGAGAGAAAGAACGCTGAGTTAGATGGTATGCGGTATCCACTTGTTGAATGGGGCTGGACTGAAAAGGACGCTTTACAGTATTGCTATGATCGCGGTTATGACTGGGAAGGATTGTATGAGTTGTTCAGCAGAGTGTCTTGCTGGTGTTGCCCACTGCAACCACTATCGGAACTTAGAACTTTGAAAGATAATTTTCCAGAACTGTGGAATGAACTTAAAGATATGGATAGACGAACTAGGCGAAAGTTCAGAGCAGACTATTCGGTGGAAGAGTTAGAGATTAGGTTTGATCTGGAAAAAGAGTTTATGTCCCAAGGTAAATCTATTCGTAACAAGGAGTTCTTTACGGCACCTAAGTCTAAATTATCAGTATAATAATTTGGAGGGTTGACAATGCTTAATTTCTACGATGGTCATAAAGTTTATATGAACGGTGATTATCCTGCCGTTTGTATTGGTGGAGAAAATGTTCATGTTCATAGACTAGAGTGGGAAAAGCAGTATGGCGCAATTCCAGAAGGTTACATTGTTCATCATAAGGATGGTGATAAATGCAACTGGCAAATTGAGAACTTAGAGTTGTTAAGTAGAGGTGAACATTTAGATCATCACCGAGAGGAACACCACCGAGAACATCTGAGAGGGGACAATGCTCTCAACAGAAAATTGTCGCAAGACGATGTGGACTATATACGTTCGGTGTACCTTAAGTACGATAAAGAGTTCGGTGGTCGTGCATTAGCTAACCGCTTCAATGTAACGGAAGCGTGTATTAGTGCAATAATACATAATAAGAATTGGAGTGGTGGAGTTTGCTAAACTTTTTTTGACTTTGAGTGTTGGCCTAAGTTATGGTGCGTAACCATAATCAATCCAATCTCCAAAGTAAAGACAGTGATTATTAACGATAAAGAGAAGTTGGTTGAGCATTACAACTCTCACAGAAACGAAATCTATGTTGGTTTCAATAACCGACAGTACGATGATTGGATGTTCAAAGCTATCCTTTGCGGTTTTGAACCTTGGAAAATGAACCAGTGGTTAATCCAGAAAGGTCGAAAAGGCTGGGAGTTTAGCAGTATGTTACGCAAAGTCCAACTTAACACTTTCGACTGCATGATTGGATTTAACGGTCTTAAGACCCTGGAAGCCTTTAGTGGAATGTCGATTCAAGAAAGCGCTATCCCATTCGATTATGAGGGCGAGTTTACGGACGAAATGATACAAGAGGTTTTACACTACAACGAACACGATGTACTGGCTACTATCAAAGTGTTCATTGAGCGGAAATCCGAGTTTGATAGTTACATGGGATTGATTAGAATGTTTAATCTCCCGCTCTCTTATCTTGGTAAGAGTAAAGCGCAGCTTTCCGCTATTATTCTTGGAGCAAAGAAAACTCGACACACTGACGAGTTCGATATTTCTATACCGCCTACTATGCGGATAGAGAAATATAGCAAGGTTGTAGATTACTTTAAAAACGATTGGGATTACAACACTGGTTTGGAAATTGACATAGCTGGTGTACCTCATGTGTACGGCACAGGCGGTATTCATGGCGCTATCCCAAACTACTTTGGGGAGGGAGAGTTTCTTCATGTTGATGTTAATTCTTACTATCCTAGTCTCATGTTGCGTTATCCTGAGTTCTGTATGAGTCGAACCGGGGCTAGCGTAAAGAAGTTCCAAGAGATCAAAGATAACCGTATTGTTTTTAAGAAGCAGAAAGACCCAAGGGCTAATGCTTTGAAAATCGTTCTTAACTCCACCTATGGAGCAATGAAGGACACCTTTAATCCGCTGTACGACCCTCGCTCTGCCAATAATGTTTGCATTTTTGGACAACTGCTGTTGACTGATTTGATTGAGCGGTTGGAGGGTCATTGTCAGTTAATCCAGTCCAACACAGATGGTCTTATCGTCAAGTTACATGGTAATGAAGCCGAAGTAAGAGCCATTTGTACGGAATGGGAAGAACGAACTGGCATGGGCCTTGGTTATGATCGAATGACCAAGATTGTACAGAAGGATGTTAACAACTATCTGGCTGTATTCGAAAACGGCAAGGTAGAAGCCAAAGGTGCTTATGTGAAAGACCTTAATAACTTGGACTATGACTTGGCTATCGTGAATGAAGCGGTGAGAGATTTCTTACTACGGAAGATTCCAGTGGAAACTACCATTTACACTTGCCAAGATTTCAGAAAGTTCCAAAAAGTTGTTAAGTTATCAAATAAATATAAGTGGGTGGAACACGAGAATGGAGACGGAACTACTAAATATTCTAATAAGGCTTACCGCATTTTTGCTTCTAATAGTCATTCTGATGGGCGGTTGCTGAAATGTGATGGCGTAAGAAATCCGGCTAAATTTGGCAATACGCCCGACCATTGCTTTATCTACAATGATGATCTAACTGGTGTAAAGATTCCAGACAAGTTGGATAGAGAGTATTATGTAGCGCTTGCTAAAAAGCGTTTGGAGGATTTTGGAGTAAAAGCATGAGAGTTGAATTGATTAAATATCCAACCGAGGAAGATTGGCTGCTTGTTAAAAAATGCGCTTTGGTCACTGTGGGTAAGACTCCACTCACTCCACCAGACCAACAGTGGAAACATGATATTTTGGTAGCCAGACATTCTCCGATTAGAGAGTTGAAGTTTGTGTTTTGTATAACCGATTTACCCTATTGGGTTAGCGTTCATCTTTGTAGACACATTCATGCTCAACCTTATGTGAAGTCGCAACGAAATGACCGACAAAAGGAGTATGACCGAAATAACGCACCACAAAACGCTCCTGTAACAATGATTTGGTCAATGGGAGCAGAGGAACTTATGATTGTTGCCAATAAACGATTATGCAAACAAGCTGTTGAAGATACAAGAGAAGTTGTAAAGAGGATGTGTCAACTGGTAGAAGATAAATGTCCAGAGTTCATTGGCACACTTGTTCCTATGTGCGTGTGGCAAGGTGGAGTTTGCCATGAAATGTTTCCTTGTAATAAATAATCGAAAGGATTGAATGGCATTGAGTTTATATAAAGGGTATGTCCCTACAAAAGGTAAGATGGCAACAATGCCGTTTAAGGATAAAACAAGTCGTGAATTGTTAACTCTGGAAGAAGCCCAAAAGTTCTCTGAATATGCCGGGATTCTGGCAGATGATACAGTTCTAGTCGATATAGATACTGAGGAAGAAACCGCTATTCTGCTTAAGATCGTAAAGTCTCTTAACTTGAAGTGTAGAGTGCTTAAATCCAGAAGCGGTGGACATTTCCTCTTTAAGATTGACAAGCCGATGTCTAACCGAACCAAGGTAAAACTGGCCATTGGTATTGTCGCAGATATTAAGGGCTGCGGGAGAGCAAGCTATGAAGTGTTGAAGATTGACGGTAATGAGCGAGAGGTTCTTTACGATAGTCAACCTTATCAGACACTACCAAAATATTTACACCCTATCAAGTCGAATGTTAGCTTGCTGAATATGGTAGAAGGAGAAGGGCGAAACACCGCTCTTTTCTCCTACATTCTTCCACTCCAACAGAACGAGTTTACGGTGCAAGAATGTAGAGAGTGCATTGGAATTATCAATGACTTTATCTTGAGAGACCCTCTTTCAGAGAATGAACTGAAAGTAGTGTTGCGTGATGGAGCATTTAACAAACCTACTTTCTTTACTAGCCGTGGCACTTTTCTGTTTGATAAGTTTGCTCACTATTTAATGAGATCAGAAAATATTATCAAACTTAATGGTAAGTTATATATTTACCGTGACGGCATCTACGAATGTGGTGACGAGTACATTGAATCTGCCATGATTGAGCATATTCCAACGCTGGGTCAGAATAAGCGGCGAGAAGTTCTTTCTTATTTGAATCTGTTGGTAAAGAAAGAGTCTGCTATTGCAGATGCTAATTATATTGCGTTCAACAACGGTGTTCTAAACATTGCAGATAATAGTTTCAGTGATTTTAATCCTGAATACGTTATTACCAATAAGATTCCTCACGATTATAACCCGGACGCTCAGAGTGACTTACTGGATAGGGTTATGAAAAAGCTGGCTTGTAATGATGAAAATGTTTACAAGTTACTTTACCAATCCATTGGTTATTGTTTTTATCGAAGAAACGAGTTGCGAAAAAGTTTCTTCTTACTTGGCGAAAAGCGCAACGGTAAATCCACTTTCTTGGACATGGTGGGAAATCTGTTGGGCGAAGATAACACGGCGAACCTTGATCTCTGCGAAATTGGCGATAGATTCCGAACAGCGGAACTCAATGGAAAACTCGCCAATATTGGTGATGATATTAACGATGAATGGGTGTCCAACACGGCTACATTTAAGAAAGTTGTATCAGGCGATGTTATTACAGTTGAGCGAAAAGGTAAAGACCCTTTCAAATTGCGTTCTTTTGCTAAGTTCTTTTTCTCTGCGAACTCTTTACCGAGACTCGGACGAGGGAAAGATTCTCGTGCGGTGCTCGATAGACTGGTTATAATTCCTTTTGATGCCAAGTTCACCAAGGATGATGCTGACTATGACCCATTCATTAAGTATAAGCTACGGGAAGAAGTGGTTATGGAAGCTATTATTGCTAAGGCTATTCCTGCTCTGAGAGAGGTTTTAACTGACCAGGAGTTCGCTACTTGCGAAAAGATCACTAAGAACCTTGACGAGTTTGAAAAGTCCAACAATCCTATCATGGAGTTCTTTGAGGAATTAGACGAAGTGGATTACATGAATGAGCCTATTAAGTTTGTTTACCAAAAATATTCTGCGTTCTGCATGAGAAACAATTTACAACCTATGTCGGCTATTGAGTTCCAAAAGCAGATGAAACGGCAGTTTGATCTTACGATTAAAACTGTCGAACAAGACAAGAAAAAAGTGAGAGTGTATATGAATGAATAAGAAAGAACTGATAGAAGAAAACATGAACTTGGTGTATTTTCTTATTCACAAGTATTACCCGACTTTCGCTACTGACGAAGATATTGTTCAAGTCGGAATGATGGGTTTATGTCGAGCAGCGAATACCTGGGATGAAAGTTTAAGTACCTTCTCCACTTATGCGAGTAAATGTATACTCAATGAGATTTGTAAAGAGTTTCGGGCAAGAAAGAAACACCACGGTACACTGTCACTCGACTACGAAGTTAATGGAGAGGACGGCTGCGTTCCATTTGGTGATCTAATTGAAGGGAAACAAGACATAGATTTCGTTGATATTGAGCCTGTTATAGATAAGTTAAATCCGACAGAACGAGAAGTGTTTACTCTACTTAAGGTTGGACTATCACCATCTGACATTACACGGCATTTCGGTTGGCCTAACCAACGAACTGAAAAAATTATTAGAAAAATAAGACTGGTTTGGAGGAATTACAATGAAGATTGAAGTGCGTTATCACGCTGACATTTCCCCTATAGAAAAGACAGCGAGGGGCGATTGGATTGATCTGAGAGCTGCGGAAGATGTTGAAATGAAAGCTGGGGATTTTAAGTTAATTTCTCTTGGTGTGTCCATGAAACTACCAGATGGTTATGAAGCTCACGTAGTACCTCGTAGTTCTACCTTTAAAAATTGGGGTATTATCCAAACCAATCACATGGGAGTTATTGATAACTCTTACTGTGGTGATAATGACATTTGGATGTTTCCAGCTAAAGCCGATAGAGATACTGTCATACATAAGAATGATCGAATTTGTCAGTTCAGACTTGTGAGAAAAATGGAGAATGTTACATTTGTCCCGGTGGATAGACTTGAAGGTACAAACCGTGGTGGATTTGGTAGCTCTGGAAAGAGGTAAGCAGTGTTAAAAATTGTAGTAGATGATATATACCAAGTTTCATTTTTAGAGATGGAGTTGGTTAATAGGGGAATATCCTTTGAAAGAGTGTGTAATGAAGATTATGCTCAAGTATTTGATAGACCTTTTTTAATAATTGATGGTGTACCTTTGGATTTTGAAAGATCGTTAAAGTGGATTAAGGAGTATGACAATGAACATAAATGATTGGCTGGGACAGGATAACACTCTCGGACAGGATATTTGGGAAAAGAAGTATCGAAGAAACAACGAGACATTTGAAGATTGGATTAATCGTGTAAGCGGTGGAGATTTAGAGGTTGCCAATTTAATTCTCCAAAAGAAGTTTTTATTTGGTGGTAGAATCCTCTCAAATCGAGGTGTGGATGATGAACGAGTGACCTATTCCAACTGTTATGTATTATCTCCCCCCGAAGATAATTTAGAGTCGATTTACGAGACTTGTAAGAAACTTGCAAGAACATATTCCACTGGCGGTGGTGTAGGCATTGATATTTCCAAGTTGTCCCCCGAAGGTGCTAAAGTGCGAAATCAAGCTAAGACTACCAGCGGAGCTGTATCATTTATGAATACCTTTTCGCAAGTCACAGAGCAGATCGGACAAAATGGTAGGCGTGGAGCATTGATGATTTCCATTGACTGCACTCATCCTGATTTGGAAAAGTTTATAAATATTAAAAGTGATTTGAACGCTGTATTGGCTGCTAACATTTCAGTAAGAGTTAGTGATGATTTTATGAGAGCCGTTAAGGAGGATGGCGATTGGGAATTAAGTTTTACTCGTCCTGAAACAAATGAAACTATTACCAAGATAGTTAAAGCAAAAGATATATTCCATCTGTTGTGTAAGCAAAATTGGGATTATGCTGAGCCTGGTATATTATTTTGGGATAGGATTAAATCTTGGAATTTATTATCTAATGACCCTGAGTTTGAATATGCTGGCACAAATCCCTGTTTGGTAGGTGAAACACTTATTCACACTACTGACGGTGAAATTCAAATTAAAGATTTGGTTGGTAAAACACCTAAAGTATATTGTATGGATAAAAATGGTCAGTTGACTATTCGACAGGCAAGTAAGGTTTGGAAAACCAGAGAAAATGCCCAAATCGTCTATGTTGAAACATCTCGTGGTGGTATTAAGTGTACACCAGACCATTTAATTCATACAAGAAACCGTGGTTGGGTTGCTGCGAATGATTTGAAAAAAGGTGATAAACTCACTGGTTTGAATCGCACAATGAAAGATGAAACTCACGTTGCAGTTGGTTTATCTGGTAGTAAATATATTCCAGAACATAGATTAGTAGCTTCTGCTTACTATGATATTTCTGATAAAGATGTTCACCATAAAGACGGTGATACTTTGAATAATGTTATCGATAATTTGGAAGTATTGGAACATGGTGAACATTCTCGAATTACCAATATTGGTAGACATATTGAAGTTAATCGTGATGACAATGGACGATATGTTTCCAAAGCCATTAAAAAGAAACGAGATAGCTTTAATCTTAACTGTGGTGTAGGCACTAACTGGGTTGTTAAAGAAGTACTTTGGCTCTCAAAGTGTGAAGATGTTTATGACATGACTGTTCCAGAAGTTCACAACTTTGTAGCGAATAGAATCGTTGTACATAACTGTGCAGAAGAGCCACTTCCTGCTGGTGGTAGCTGTTTATTAGGAGCAATTAACCTTGCTGAGTTCGTAAGTGATTCTGGCACTTTTAAATCTATAGAGTTTGATGAAGCTGTTAAGATTGCTGTAAGAGCGTTGAACGATGTTCTTGATGAAGGTTTGGAGAAACATCCTTTGGAAGAACAGCGAGATAGTGTAAGAAGATGGCGACAGATTGGTTTAGGTGTTATGGGGATAGCCGATATGCTTATTAAAATGGGTATTAGATATGGTTCGGAAGAATCTATTCAGCTGTGTCATAGCGTTGCCAATAGACTCGCCTTTAAAGCTTTACAAGCAAGTTCAGAATTAGCCAAACTTAGTGCACCATATCATATGTTCTCAGATCGAGTTTGTAAAACTAATTTCTTTACAGACCACGCAACTGATTCTTTATTAGCTCATGTAGAACATTACGGCTTACGAAATAGCCAGCTGTTGACCATTGCTCCGACTGGTACGATATCTACCATGCTTGGAGTATCGGGTGGAATAGAACCGATATTCGCTAATTCTTATACTCGTATGACCAAATCTTTACATGGTGAAGATGTAGTTTATAAAGTATATACCCCGATAGTAAAAGAATATATGGACGAATGTGGTATAGATAAAGAAGAAGATTTACCCGAATGGTTTATCACTTCTGCCCAAATACCCATTGAAGAAAGAATTAGGATGCAAGCCACATGGCAGAACCACATTGATGCGAGTATCTCCAGTACAGTAAACTTACCCAATTCAGCTACTGTCGAAGATGTTGAAAAACTTTACATGAGTGCTTGGGAAAATGGTCTTAAAGGTATCACAGTATATCGCTCTGGATGCGCTCGTGAGGGAATTTTGGTAACTGAGAATAAAGATACTTCCACTGAAAAAACTTCGCTTAAATCTCAAAATAATGAGTCTAATGGTAATTCCAAGACTATTGGCTTGGAAAGACATTTAACCACTGGCTGTGGTTCACTCCATGTATGTGCTTTTTTTAATGAAGACGGCAATTTAGTAAATACATATTTGTCCAAGGGAAGCACTGGCGGTTGCAACAACTTTATGATTGGGTTGTCCCGAACAATTAGTTTGGCTGCACGTAACGGAATAAATATTGAAGATATAGTAGATCAGCTTAATAGTTGTGGAGTATGTCCAAGTTACGCAGTAAGAAAGGCAACTAAAGGTGATGTGTCACCTGGTTCTTGTTGCCCTGTGGCAGTTGGTAAAGCTTTATTAAATATGCGTAATGAAGTTATAGGCACTCAAGAAAATGAGATAACGGCAGCGAGTATATCTCCAAAATGTCCCAAATGCGGTGAACCAGTGGTACAAGAAGGTGGCTGTACTATCTGTAAAAATTGCGGATGGTCAAGGTGTGATTAAAATGACCAAATAAATTAACTAAATATTGTGAAAAATGCGAAGTGTTTTGTGGGACTGTTGGTATTATAATAGTCTCACAAAACAACGAGGGAGGAACGACATGAAGAAACTGAAAGAGTTATTCAACAAATACGCTCCAAAGCTACTTGGTATAATTTTAATTGCGATTATGTTCGTTGGTTCTACTGCAATTCTAATCTATCTGATCAAATGGTTACTGAAATTATTGGGGGTGCTGTAATGACGATTGAAGAAAAGAGACAGGTTATCGATAATGTGAACCACCCTTCCCACTACACTCAAGGGGGTATGGAGTGCATTGACGAAATGGTTCTTATATTTGGTAGAGAAGCAGTAATGAGTTTTTGTGTTTGTAACGCTTGGAAATATAGAAAGAGAGCCATGTATAAGAATGGACAAGAGGACATGGATAAATCAGATTGGTACATTAAAAAGTATGTGGAGTTGAGTAACGATGCCCAATACTTCGGTGAAGCGTTTTGACGATTGGAATGTAGTAGACTGTAATGATTGCACCCACTACTGGGATGATAGTTGTGGAGGGGTCAAGAAAGGCTCAGAGAAGCGTTGCACAGCATTTTTAGCTACCAAGAGAGTAGATATACCCCTACAAATAAAATCTCTTAAAACTCAAATTAAGTGGCTTTACTTCGGCGTTATAACCATTATGAGCCTACTTATTATTGATATGGTGTTACAGCTAATGGGGTGGATGTGATGGCAAGGTATGAGCTAAAAGGTTCTTGGTATACACCAAATGAGTTATCTGAATTAAGTGGTATTCCAAGTCATACCATCCGGGATAGATTACGTAGAGGTTATTCTGTGGAAGAATCAATAAAGGTTATACCAACACATGATAGTGTAAGAGAGTTTAGTGCTGCTTCACTGTGGGAGGATTGGATTGGTATGCCTATAAACGATCTTCACAAGATATATTGGAGATGGAGTATCCATAACGGATACTCTCCACTCCAAGTGCAAGGATTCTCAAGGCAGATCATGAGTATGTATCCGATGTTAAAGACTATTCCAAGTAAGATTGGAGATAAGTATTTAAGGATTATTAGAATTAGGAGTTAATATGGAAAGACTCACACGAGCTAAAGCCATTCGATCTAAGTGTATAGACTGCTGCTGTGGTGATAGGAATGAGGTAAAACTGTGTCCTGTGAAGGACTGTCCACTGTGGATTTATAGACTTGGGAGAGAGATAGCTTCAAATGGTGAAGATTTACCTAAAAAACTTAAGCGTGCTAATAAAATTGAAGGGTTAAATGACTTAGGGGTATAAACACCCCACCAAGGAGTTAGGGGTTAAAATAGCGTTGTAGAAGTGTGTTTTGGAGGTATTATGATTAATTGGTCGCATTCATTTAAGCGTGGCGATACCGTGAGGGTGTGTAATTCACTATTAAAAACATATCGTAAAGTGGGACGAGTTTTAGATGTTTATGATTATACCGTAGAAGTACAATTTGATGATTTACCTACACTGAGATACAATGCGTCAAACTTGACATTGGTAGGTAGGGAAGAAAAGTCCAACGATAAAATTGATAGAAAAGTAAAGGAGAATAGATATATGTCAGTAATTGGTAACTATGAAGTTGCCCTTGTTAAGTTCGTACAGGGTACTAATACCACCAAGAAATACGCATTTGCCTTATTTGATAGTATTGCAACTATTGGTGATACAATTTTGGTGGATACTTCCAATGGTTACAATGTTGCAGTGATTACTGAAATCCATTCTAAGTCAGATTATGAAGAACTTGGATGTTCTCTGCCCTCACGAGAAGTTATATGTACGATTGACTTTACTGCGTTTGACGAGCGTAAGGCTAAGCGAGCGAGAGCTAATAAGTTGAAGAAAGATATGAACAATATGGTTAAGTCACTCCAAGAAATTGCTGTATTCGAATTACTTGCTGAAAAGAGTCCCGAACTTAAAGCTATGCTTGACGAGTACAAGGCAGTAATCGAATAACTTCGTTGGAGGAAGCATTATGACTTTAAGAACCAGTGCCACAGTAAAGAAAATCAATAGAAAATCCACTTCACCTTGTTTTAAGGATTTGAAGATTGGAGATGTTATTGAGTTTAGTATTGAGATTAAGCGTGTTGGAAGGAATGGTCGAGGTACTCGTGCAGCATGTATCAGATGTTGTAATATGCAGACTGGTAATGTGTCTGTATTAAGTTTTAATCAGATTGGTAATGTTCTGAACTGCTGTGAGTTGGAAGAGGTAAGTTATGAAATATCAGATGGAACTGAAACCGTGCCCGTTTTGCGGGGGAGAAGTTAGTATGGCTTTAACAGGGAAAGGGAGTATAAATTGGCTATTTATCACAAGGGGAAATAGCAAGATCAAGAAAAACTGTTCTTGCCGCCTGTTCATGGAAAGTGACAGATATTTTATCGGTTGCATGGATTCCAAAGAAGCCGCTGAAAACGCAAAAAAAGACCTTGTCGAAGCATGGAACAGGAGGGCAGATAATGGCTAAAGTATGGTGCGCTGAAATAGAGTGCGAATACTGCAAAGAGAACAAATGCACAGCAAAAGAAATCAACATTTCCGCAGGGCATATACACACCGTACATCAAGGGTTTATCCACCATTGGGAATGTCGCACTTTTAAAATGAGCGAAGAAGCCGCAGAACTGTTTTGTATGCTCAAATCGTATTTTGACGGGCTGAAAAAGGAGAACAATGATGGCTGAATACATAGAGAGGGAAACCGTGGCTCAAATGTTATGTTATGCGTTTGGTGATTGCCCTTGCGATTATTCCCCGACAGATGAATGGTTGCCCGAAAAATGCGAATTACAAGAAGAATGCCCGAATCCTAAAGATAAATTAGGCTGTTGGAAGCAGTATATAAAGCACTTTGAAGAAAGGAAAGACAATGACTGATAGAGAAAAGTTGGTGGAGTTGCTTTGTAGTAATTCTTTACACAGAGATGGTGTGACAATGTATGATGTTGCTGACCACCTTATCGCCCACGGTGTAACGGTGCAGGAGTGTGGGCATTGGATAGAAAAACCGTCGGGAGCATACGGAAGATGGCAATCTTGGTGTTCCTCTTGTGGAAAGCACAGCGGAATTGGTGGAATTGAAAGCAACCGCCACAAACCATATTGCCCGAATTGTGGCGCAAAGATGATGCCCCAACCGCCGAAAGGAGAATAATATGAGACTGATTGATGCTGATGCTATTCCTTGGTGTGAATATGATTTAGATAATTACTTGTGGTTTAAGGGAGTAGATAAAGATGTAGTTGATGAAATGCCCACCATCGAAGCCGAGCCTGTGGTTAGGTGTAAGGAATGCAAGAGAATGGAAGCAAACCGATATGCTTTGCATTGGTGTAATGCTTGGAATAACCGAGTGAAGGAAAATGATTTTTGTTCGTATGGAGTGAGTAAAGATGCCTAATTATAAAGTAACCGCCTGTTGGTATGAAACGGTTTACGTTGAAGCGGAAGATGAAAATGACGCAGTTGATAAAGTGTATCCTGAGTTCCAAGGCATATATGTTGGTTCGCCAGATGATTATGAGGTCATTGAAATGGATGACGATGAAAGGGAGTTATTATGAATATTATGCTTGCTGTTGAAGAACTTACATTAAGCGGCGGAATTTCCCTTGGTAGATGCTCACGAAGCACAGTTTACCGATGGACAAAAGCCATAAATGAATATTTAGATCGTAATGGTTATGAGTGGAGAGTTACTGCTGATTACGAAAAGTGTTGTATTAATAGAGCCTTTAATAGAGCCTTTAAAAGAAAGGAATAACGATGACTGATTTTATAGAAAATATTTGTTATACATGTGTTCATTATCCTGTTTGTCACTTTGCCGATGATGAGACCTCATTATGTAATCATTACATAGATCACCATGAAATCATAAAGCACGGGCGGTGGGAAAGCTATATATCACGATTAGGCATGTATGTATATCATCGCTGTTCTGTTTGCGGTGAAAGCAATCCATATGAGCATACAAACCGAGCGTTTTCAAACTACTGCCCCAACTGCGGAGCGAAGATGGATTTGGAGGATTAATTGAATGAAAAAGTATATTGCTATTATTTTTACTATTGTTGTGATGCTGTGCTTAACAGCTTGTCAGACCGAAGCCGACAAAGTTTCTTATAATTTATCGTTGGAAGCTGATAATTTTAACAATGTCAGGCAAATTACAGTGATTAACTGTTTACAAGGTGAAGTGCTGTTTCAAATGACAGGAAAAATGTCTATCACTGCCGATACTTCCGACAATCAGCTTGAAATCGTTGTCGAAGATAATGAGGGAGAATATAAAAAACACTTTATCGGTTTAAGTGACAATGTGACATATGTTGTAGAAGATATTACAGGTAAGGAAGTAAACAAGTACAAATACACTTTGAACTTCAATCCTAAAATGTGGTTGCCTGTTGCTGTTGATACGGTTGATTAATCTGCAAGGAGCGACATATGATATCTGACAAACTTATAAAATGCAAATACTGTCCCAAGCGTATGTATCATGGTGATTATAACTTACAATATTGCGATATTTCCAGAGATATAGTCACACCCGATAAAATATGCCCCTTACCTGAGATCATCAAGAAAGCGCATGAAGAAGCTTTAAAGAATATGTCTGATAAAGAATAATGTATAAATTTATATATTATATATTCTTTTTATAGGGACTACTATATTCTGACAAAGTAATAAAGTAGTAGACCTATATAAATAAATATAATAAGCGCAAATCTTTTGCTATATTACATTTTAGATATAAATATGTGGAAATTATGTGTAAAACACTTGGATTTAGTAACTTTTTAGTTGAGTTAGGTAAGCCAAACTACTTATAAAGTTTATTGATCTATTCGACCGGGAGGATTAAAATGCAAATTGAACAACGAGAGTTTGTGGAATTAGCGAACATAATAGCTAAAGCTGTGGCAGATACTTTGGAAAAGCGATTAAACTTACAGAGTGCAAATGCAACTCCAAAAACGGAAAAGACTGCTTACCAGAAGACAGAACAACTTTTATATAACTATATGGGATTCAAGCGCATTGTGGCTGAGAGAATGCGAGAGATCGAGGAACTGCGTAAGTATGGTGTACCGCAAAGCTGCGCTGTAAAAGAGTATGTAGATAAGGGGAACACTGTGCAAGGGCTTGTGCTTGAGGAAGAATCTGTGGAAAATGCTGTGCGTACTGTGCAAGCTTCTGTGGAAGGCACTGTGCAGGCTATCGCCCTGATAGATAAATGTATGGCAGCACTTAAGAATGACCCTTATTACAAGGTATTGGAAATGCGCTATTTCGAGGGACGCACCCAGGAAGATATTGCACTCACGTTTAATTGCTCCCAGGTTACTATTAGCAACAATAAAGGCAGATTGGTAAGGGAGTTGGCTATGCGCTTGTTCCCGAACCAGGCCATTGCTGAAATGATGAAATAATATAACGCCACTGGTCAAGTTTTCGCTTGGTCGGTGGCTCTTTTTTATTGCAAATACAAATCTGGAAATGACACTGTAAATTAGAAAATGGGATGAGTACAAATTATAAAATGAAAAGTGCAAAATGCAAAATGTAAAATCGAAATGTAAATTAAAAAATGCAAACTGCAAATTGGATAACGGATTTTGGAAATAAAAAACTCAAAATTAAAAATTGAATATTGGTAACCAGGCACTAAAAAAGAAAGATATATACAAATAAGTTAAATATTTCCACGCCGGGCAGCGCTCAGGAGATCGCCGCCCAGGAGATCACCTTAGCAAATTAACTATATAATTTTGTATATTTTTCACAGTTTTTACGTTTTCATGAGTTTAGTTAATTTTTAGATATTAAATATAGTAAAAAATAATTAAAATAATGATTTTTCATAACTTTTTTAACTTATCAAAAAGTTTGACACTATGTTTTACAATGGAATTAGAAACAAAAACACAAAACATTTTAAAAAGAGGGTTTAAACATGAAAATTAATTGCTATGATTTTGCTATGAAATTCGCATTTGCTAAAAAGATCATTTTTGTACTGACTACTCATTATAACGAAACTAATAACGAAACTACTAATATAGTAGAATGTGAACGCTTCCCAGAATATAATTTAATAAACTACGATGTTATTATGTGCTCCGCTGAAAAGAAAAATGTTTTTAAAGTATACGGATATAAAGAGGTATAAAACATGATTGTTATTTATAAAGATGATGCCGGGATTGTATCAATAGAAATTGATTTTTATAATATTCAATTTTTAGATGGAGAATGTTATTTTTCTTCTAATGGTGAGGAATACAGAATTAAAACGGAACAACTTATTACAATAGAAAGGATTTAACAATGGCAGCGATTATATTTCTTATAGTTCTTTTATTAATTATCAGCGTTGGTTATCCCGTCGCCCTGGTGATATGGTTTAAACTTCACAACGATAAAAGATCAATTATTGAAATTATTATAAAGGAGTGTTAAATGTATGAAATACGCCAAAAGAAGAAAAGAGTATACTGTTAATTATGAGTCAAATTTATATCAACCTTGCTGGACTTGTCAAAACGCTTGCGGGGGTTGTTCGTGGTCAAGATCATTTAAACCTGTTGAAGGTTGGACGGCTGAAAAAACTTTTTTACAGTCTAATGGAGAATATGCCGAAAGCTATAAAATTATTAAGTGCCCGGAATACATTAAAGATAAACGATAAACCTTTTTATTTGCATTATGTATCTTATCAAGATACAATAAAATCAAGATAACAAATACATCATAGAAAAGAGGTTTTTACAATGAAGTTTATAAAGGCGACCACAAGAGACGGACAAGTGGAGTTTTTCAACTTAAATAATATTCTAAGTATTTCCCCGTATAAGGACACCGCAAAAATTTTAATGGGGGCCGGGTTGTATTGGACGGTTTACATTGATTCAATGGCAATTATCGAGATTAACGGTACAGGCTCATTAGACCAAATTAAATAAAGGGGGTTATCTAATGATTGTTAAACGCTTTAAAAATGGTAACTTTAATGTAAAGATCGATGGACACGAAAGCCCGCACGAAAGTACATTAGTAAATCTTATTTGGGCTTTAGGTGATTATGATTGTCAATTGTTCGGGGATGAATATTGTATTAGTAATTTTGAAATGGGAGTAGATATGTATTGCTATTACAATGGTATGATTGTTTCAATTCCGTATCGAGTTTTAAACGACCTGGAAGACGGCAAAACGGTTAAACTTTACGCACATAACCCGGACGAATGGGAGATCGAAGAATATAACCGTTTAGTTGAATTGGGCGAACTGTAAACAATTTGTATCTTGTTAGGAAACAAAAATAATAGAAAAGAGGTTTTATACTATGTTGACTATTAAAGGCTATATTACTAATTTGGGAAAATATAACGAGGGCGTTTTGGTTGGAAAGTGGATTAAGTTTCCTATTGATGAAGACGAATTGAATGAGGTTTTTAAAGAGATCGGCATGAATTACGAAGACGAGGACGGCGAAATTGTAAACACTGGATACGAGGAATATTTCTTTACAGATTGGGAAACTGATTTCGATACTGATTTTGGAGAATACGAAAACATTGATAAAGTTAATGAATTAGCGGAAAATCTGGAATATTGGGAGGATGAAGAAGACAAGTTTTTAGCAGCTTGCGAGATTTGGAACGTTAGCGAAGTAGTAGAGAATAGCCCGGATGATTATATGTTATATAGTGATATTGATAACGATTATGCACTTGGATATTACTATATCATGGAAAGCGGTTGTTATGATACTAGGGAGTTTGGAGGATTAGCAAATTATATCGACTATGAAGCGTTTGGGCGTGATGTAAGATTCGAGAATAACGGCGACTTTACTTCTAAAGGTTGGGTAGAATATTTCGGATGATTTATTTAATTGGTAGTATCTTTCTTATATCGTTTGTAATTGGCTTTATACGAGCGATTATAGGCGATATAAACGCCAATAAACCGCCGGCAATGGTTGAATACCTGGAGGACGAAAACGCCGATATAATCCATGCTGAACGCTTAGAAAACTATGATAGACAAATAGACGGATACACGCAACTTATTAAACTGTTAGACATGGAATTTATAAGGGAAACGGATGATAAAAAGCGTGCTGCCATTCTATCAAAACAATTATTAACTTTGGAAAAGTTAAACAAGACTATTGAAAAGCGGGAAAAGTTAGAATAATCCCGCTTTTCTTTTTGTCTACTGCTTTAAAACCCGCTTATAAATTGATTATAGGATTTTTAGATTTTTTGGATATAATATAAATGGCTAATAAAAGATAGTAAATTAGCGATATTTATAACTATTTGGAGATAGATAAAATCTATCTCTTTTTTATTTTGTATAGAAAGAAGGTGGATGTATTGGCATTAACGGAAAAACAAGAAAAGTTTTGTAGAAATGTAGTTAGCGGAATGACAACGAAAGACGCTTATATGTCCGCTTATAATACCAAATGCAACGATAATACAGCATGGGTTGAAGCTACCCGGCTATTAAATAAAGCGGATATTCAAGAGAAAATAAAGGCACTAAGAAAACCCCTTGAAGAAGCTGCACAAGCTAAAGCACAAAACGCAAGACAAGAACAAATAGAGTTTATTAAAAAGCGTATAGCGATATGCGAACAAAAAGAAGATGAACAATCGTTAATACGTTGGAATGAACAATTAAATAAGATATACGCATTGTATAAAGAGACTGAGACAGAAGAAAAGCAAGAAAGCAATGTAAACAATTTAGACTTAAATATATTACGTAAACTTGCCAATTAACTTGGAATAGCTTTTAAATGGCTTGTAACGGCTCTATTTCGGCTTTTTATCTTTTCCGGGTATAAATACAGTATATAATGCTTTTCGCCCTGTATTGGGCTTATACGTGCAAAATACCACTGTATTATATTGAATTATACAAAATATGTATTTTGTATAATTGATAAGATAAAGAAAATAAAACAAAAAATAAAACAGAAACAAAACCTAAACAGGATACAAAAAGGTTACAAAAATAGCGGGAATGCCTGATATATAAGGCTTTTCCGCTTTCTTGTTTAGAATATATGTAAAGATCAAATAGGCCTGGAGGGGCAGAAAAAACGAGCTGCCGGGAAGGGACCCATACTCAGAAAAATTTTTACTCCATTTCAACTTATATCATAATAGCGTAGATAATCCGAGTAGTTAACTGAGTAGTTAACTGAGTAGTTAACCAAATACCAAGTGCCAAGTGCTAAGTAACTTAATTCTTAACAGCCCGACTTGGGGCGTAACTACTTCAACAGAACCCACCACGCCTATTAACAATGCGTACCACGGCGGGTCTTTTAATATTGCAAAGAGGACAAGCGGTTAAGTCACAGGTCTCATAAGCCTTGGGGATTGGGTTCGACTCCCAACTTTGCAACCACGATTTGGAATGCCACAGGGGAGGTGGTAGAAATAGCGAAGAAAGAACATGAAATCCCAATTTGGGAACAAGTTGGTATTACCGAAAAACAGTATCACGAGATACGATATCAAGCCAAGCTGGAGCTCTGCCGCCGAGACTTTTGGGAGTTCTGTAAGGCACTCGCTCCTGACTTCTACATGGACGGAAGAGACTACTTGAAAGAGTTCTGTTACGCTCTCCAAGAGTTTTACGAATCCGATCAGCGGGTGCTTATAATCAATATGCCACCTCGACACGGTAAGAGTCGTACCGCTGGATTATTCGCCCAATGGATATTTGGTAAGAACCCAGCTGAAAAAATTATCACTGGCTCGTACAACGAACAACTTTCTACAACTTTCTCTCGTGGTGTTCGTAATGCGATTCAAGAACGTAAGGCTATTCGAGATCGAATTGTTTACTCTGATATATTCCCGAATACCCGCATGAAAAAAGGTAGCTCCGCAGCTAACCTTTGGACATTGGAAGGGCAACATATATCATACCTCGCTACTTCTCCGGGCGGTACTGTTACTGGTTTCGGTGCGACCGTTATGATTCTGGACGATATTGTTAAGAACGCTGACGAAGCCATGAACGAAACTGTGTTGGAAAATCATTGGACTTGGTTTACCAACACTATGCTTTCCAGATTAGAAAAAAACGGAAAATTGGTAATTATCGCAACTCGTTGGAATACCAAGGATTTGAGTGGACGAGCTATTGATCACTACAAGAGTATTGGTATGCCGTGCAAAGTCATTATGAAAAAGGCATTACAAGACGATGGTACAATGCTTTGTGATGGCGTGTTGGATAAACAAGCTTATGATCTAATAGTCAAGACAATGGGGAGGGAAATTGTTGAAGCTAACTACAATCAGAATCCCATTGACCTTGTTGGTAGACTATACAATCTTGGATTTCAAACGTACAAAGCGTTACCCACTGATGATAAAGGTCAAACCGTCATTGAAGAAGTCTGTGCTTATGTTGACACCGCAGACCAAGGTGACGACTATTTGTGCTGCATTATATATGCGCTTTATCGTGGACAGTGTTATGTTCTGGATGTCTACTTTACTAAAGAGGGCATGGAAATCACTGAGGGAGAAGTCGCTAAAAGACTTTGTGAACATCGAGTTAATAAAGCTTATGTCGAGTCCAATAGCGGTGGTAGAGGTTTCGGTAGAAGCGTAGAACGCATTTTGCGAGAAAAACACCATTGGTATAAAACGTATATTGATTTATTCACTCAAACTCGTAATAAGAAAGCTCGTATTTTGAGTTCAGCGACTTGGTGTCAAAATAATATCAAGTTCCCTATTGGTTGGGAAGTTAATTATAGTGAGTTCTACGGCGATGTTATGTCCTACCAAAAAGAAGGTAAGATGGCTCATGACGATGCCGAGGACTGTTTGGCTGGCATTTACGACAAGGTTGGTCGTGGTGCTTTATTTAGTTTTAACTGAGAAAGGAGGATGAAGATTGGGATTATTCGATAAGTTCAAACAACCAGATTTACCAAAGCCGCCCAATTCTAACTCCAACCCTGATATTAAATATTTGGAATTAGTTCTTCGTAAGTGGTTGGATAGTCCCTTACGACAAGAACAACTGCTTGCCGAAAATTACTACAATGGTAAGCACGATATTTTAGAGCGTCAGCGAATGGTAATGAACGCCGAGGGTGGTCTTAGCCCGGTACAAAACTTACCTAATAATAGGTTAGTCGATAACCAGTATAAGAAACTGGTTGACCAGAAGACAAATTATGTTCTTGGTAAGCCGTTGACGATTGCTACCGCCAAGGACGAATATTTAAAGCAACTTGGAAAGGTCTTTACTAAGACAGTTCACCGCAAACTGCGGATGCTCGCTCAATACGCCGTGGATGGTGGCGTTGGTTGGTTATATCCCTACTATGATGAGAATAGTAACTTCAAGATTGCTGTTTTCCCGGCTTACGAGATTTGCCCGATTTGGAAGGATAAAGCCCACACTGAGTTAGAAGCTGCTATGCGCTATTATCCAGAAGAAGTGTTTAACGACAATGGTGGAGTTACGCTGATTTACCACATTGATCTGTTCACCACTCACGGCATTACTCATTTCCGCTATCAAGGTGGTTCTCTGATTCCAGAGGATAATCCGCATAGCGATTACTTATATGTTAATAACATGGGTTATAACTGGACGAGATTACCCATCATTCCGTTTAAGTATAATTCTAATGAAACACCGCTGATTCGTAATGTTAAGACTTTGCAAGATGCTCTAAATCTGGTGTTAAGCGATTTTCAAAATAACATGGAAGAAGACCCCCGCACTACGATCTTAGTCTTAAAGAACTACGATGGCACTAACATTCCAGAGTTTAGACAGAATCTTGCGACCTATGGTGTTATCAAAGTTACTACTGTGGATGGTGTACAAGGTGGCGTGGATACTCTTAAAGTTGAAGTCAACGCTCAAAACTATCAAGCTATCCTGATGCAACTGAAACGAGCCATTGTTGAAAATGGTAGAGGTTTCGATGCGAAGGAGGAACGCATGGATGGCGACCCCAACCAAATGAACATTGAGTCTATGTATACCGATATTGATTTGGATGTTAACGCAATGGAAACTGAGTTCCAAGCTGGCTTTGAAGAATTGAAGTGGTTCATCGACCAATATTTAATTCACACTGGGCATGAAGATTACTCCGAGGAAGATGTGGAGTTTGTTTTCAATCGTGACATTTTCATTAACGAGGACGCTAAGATTGACAACTGCGTTAAGTCTGTTGGCATTATTTCCAATCGTACTATTCTTGCTCGTCACCCATGGATTACTGATGTGGAGCATGAGTTAAAGCAGATCGAGGAAGATAAAGCAGCTGAGTTGGAAGAAATGGATGCCACAATGAAAATACAAGCCAAAAACAACCCCAAGCCGAGAACTGCAAAGACTGGCGGTAATGCGTAATGTATACCGATGAACAGTTCGACCAGCTAGAACAAGACGAATACTCCACTACAGAAGAAGCACTTGCGCTTAGTCTATTGAGTCTAGGATTATCTCATGACGAAATTGAAAAAGTAATTCGAACTTTCTACCAGAAATATGGTAAAGACGGAGTGGTTACTTATCAAAATGTTCGTAAATGGGTTAACGATAAAGATCATAGAAAACGTTTAACAGTGCTATTTTCAACTATCGGAGATACGTTTGATGCTGCTTTTGTTAAATTAAGAAATGAGTTTAGAACTCATTTGCGAGAAGTTGTTTCGATGGAATTAGATTTCTTCGATATGCTTGACGGTGAAATAGATATTGATGAAATACTCGATTTAGCTTGGGGAGTAGATGATCTGAACTGGGAACAACGCCTTTTAGCATATCAAGACCGATGGGCAAGCGTTATTTGTAACGATTTAAAAACATCGTTCTTGAAACGTAAGTCGATTATCGAAGTGTTAAAAGACCTGGATAAACGATACATTAGCATGGAGAAAATTTTATGGCGACTGTACGTTACTGAATCTACTGCCATTGGTTCACTTGCTCGTAAACAAATATTTAAAAAACTCAACATTAAGAAATATAGGTTTTTTGCTCGTGAAGATGAGCGCACTTGTGAACATTGTGGCTCACTTCATGGTTTAATCTTCCCTATGACAGCGTATGAAGTTGGCGTAACCGCTAGCCCAATTCACGCTCATTGTCGATGCTGGGAAGTTCCAATTATGGATTAAGGGTTTCCCTTTTCCTATATAGGACTGGGCTGGGCTTCCTCCCCGCTCAGTCCAGTTCTTTTTACACATTATATTGGGAGGTATTAATGTGATAGATGATTTTCAGTTAATAGAGTCTAAGTTTGATACTTTTGAAAAGTTGAATGTTTACCCATTGGGTGATGTTCATATTGGTTCAAAAGAGTGCGATTTGGACTTGTTAAAAAAGTGGGTTGACACAATTAAGAATGACCCGCACGGTGTTGCCGTGATCATTGGAGATATGATGAATATGGGATTGAAAAATTCCAAGTCCAATGTTTATGAAGAAACTCTCTCACCGATGGCTCAAAAGGAAGTTTGCTTTGAGTTGTTAAATCCGATTGCGGATAAAATCATTGGTGGGTGCTCTGGTAATCACGAATACCGGGCAGTTAAAGAGGTTGGTATGAATCCGCTCTACGATGTTTTCTGCCGTATGCGTATCGAGGACAGATACAGAGAGAATGTTTGTTTCATTAAGTTAACTGTTGGGAAACAAGGTAAGAATCCAAATACATACGGTGTGGTGCTAACGCATGGTAAAGCTAAGAACAAAGACGAACAATGGACTTACGCTGTAGATGGTTGCGACTGCTTTATTAGTGGTCACACTCACCTTGGAACACACCAGCCGCTTGGTAAAATCCGAATGGATTTAACACATAACAAAGTGAAAACGGTCGGCTATCAACACATTGTAGTCATGCCTTTTCAGCGCTACGGAAGCTATGCTATCCGTGGTAAATATATGCCTAATCATATAGGCCAGTTTCAGTGTATTACATTCGATGGTAATTCTAAGCGAGTGGGGTACACTTACTTTTAATGTCCAGCATGACGCAAAACTGTAATCCTGTGGAGCAACCACGATAAAAAGCGAAGGAGAAAATATGAAAAGAGATTTTTTGAAAAACTTAGGTGTTGAGGACAAGGATATCATTGATAAGATTCTAGACGAAAACTCCGCTGACATTGGTAGAGCGAAAGGTGAGTTAGAAACTTATAAGAATAAGGTCACTGAGTTAGAAGGTCAAATTACTATCAAGGATAACGAGATTGAGACCTTAAAGGGTCAAGTTGGTGATGTCGAAGTTTTAAACAACGAGATTGCTCAATTAAAGACCGATAAAACCAACTTAACTAATGAACTGAACACTAAAGTTACTGAAATCAAAAAGGCTCACGCCATTGAAAGTGGTGTCCGTGATGCTAAAGCTAAAAACATTAAGGCAGTCGTGGCACAACTGGATATGACAAAGATTACTTTTGAGAATGACGAACTGAAAGGCTTAACTGAACAGTTAGAAACTCTCAAGAGTGGTGAAGACACATCGTTCCTGTTTGGTGAAGCGCAAGTCGCTCCCCCCTCTGGAACTCAACCAAATAATCCACCCGCTAACGGTGGTAACAATCCTCCAACTGCTAAGACTTTTGCCGAAGCAGTTGCAAAGGCATTAACCCCAAATAAATAATAAAGGAGATTTTTAACTATGGCTGTTACTTTAGCCCAAGCTAAACTGAATGTCACCGATGATCTTCAAATCGGTATTATTGACGAATTTGCAAAAAGTTCTTTTATTCTTAATAACATTCCCTTCCACGATTGCGTGTCTCCTGTAGGCGGTGGAGCAACACTTACCTATGGTTACACGAGACTTATTACTCAGCCCACAGCTGATTTTCGTGCAGTAAACAGTGAGTACACATCTCACGAAGTTCAGAAGCAGAGATACACCACAGACCTCAAAGTATTCGGTGGAGCATATGAGGTTGACCGTATTATTGCTGGTATGGGCGGTATCGCTGATGAAGTAGCTCTCCAGGCTTCTCAGAAAGTTAAGGCAGCTTCTGCTCTGTTCTCTGATACTATCATCAACGGTGATTCCGCTACCAATCCTCTGGTGTTTGATGGTCTGGATGTTGCTGTAACTGGTACTGATACTGAGTACAACCCCATTACTGCTATTGACCTGTCTACCTCCGCTAATGTTACCGCTAACGCTGTAGCTTTTGTGGACGCTCTGGATGAGTGGCTTGGGACTATGGAAGGTACTGATGCTATCCTGTGTAACTCCAAGATGGCGGCTAAGTTCCGTGCTATTGCTCGGCGCATGGGTATGTATCAAGCCACTATGAACAACTTCGGTCAGAAGGTTGAGTATTACGGCTCTATTCCTTTCGTGGATATTGGTGCCAAGCCCGGTTCCAATCTGCCTATCATTGGTGTTGATGGTTCTGCTGGTACTACCGCTATCTACGCTGTGAAGTTTGGGCTTGATGGTTTCCACGCTATTTCTATGGCTGGTCAACCCCCTGTCAAGACTTGGCTCCCCGACTTCTCTACTGCTGGTGCTGTGAAGAAGGGCGAAGTTGAGATGGTTGCTGGTTGTGCCTTAAAGTCCACTAAGGCCGCTGGCGTGTTCCGTAACATTAAGGTTCAGTAAGATACTGATTCCTCCTTATGAGAGGTAGGCTACGGCTTACCTCTCAATTTCTTTAGAAAGGATTGATAATATGCCTAACATTGTTAAATATATTACCGTTGAGACTAATGGCGGTGAGCGTATCGCTACCAATGGTTATTACACTGGTCATAAGAAGGGTAGCCCCATTCAAGGCTACGGTGAGTCCAACGCCCCCTATGAGGTGGAGGAAGGTACCATTCGCTACGGTACTATGATGGGTGATGCTACTGTTGGCTCTATGCCAGCCGTTGGCGTTTCCGTTGTCCACAAGCTGACTAAGTGTACTGTTGATAAGGGCGATGGTGTGTATGAGAAGAATGGTGCTGTCACCTTTACTTATACTGCCGATGATGGTTATGAACTTCCTACAGCTGTTACCGTTAAGGTTGGAGGTGTTACAAAGACTGGTGGCACTGACTACACCTGGACAGTTGCTACTGGTAAATTAGCGTTTGCAGCTAACAAATTAAGTGCTGACGCTGAAATTACTGTCGTTGCAACTGCCGAATAAGTTGCAATTAAGGGGAGGATTTTATGAAGATTTACGCTCCTGTTAAGGATTTTAATGGTTTGCGTAATAATGTTCGATTTGTGAACGGTGTCGGTGAAACTGATAATCAACATATGATCGAGTGGTTTGTAACTCATGGTTACATCATCCAAGGCGAAAATTGTTTGGATTATCTTCCTGTTTTAGTCGGAAAACCAGTTGAAAAATGTGAGGATTCAGCCCGAATACCTCAAGAAAAATGTGACGAACCCGATTTTAACGCTATGACTCCAAACGAACTCCGTGAATGGGCTAAAGAAAATGGGTTTGGTAGTCAAATCAAAAATACACGCAACAAGGATAAACTGCTTGAAATAATAAGGGGGTGAGTACATGGTTACGAAAGACCACATAGTTGACAGATTAAAACAACTGGGCTATACCGCTACCGCAGAGGATGATAAAGCCATTCAGTTTGAATTAATTAAGATTCTCAACTATGTAAAGAATTATTGTAACATTACTGACATTCCAGAGATATTAGACCCACGCATCGTTGACCGTGTTTGTAGTGAGTTTCTTTTCTACAAGAAGAACTCTGGTAGTTTGGAAGGTTTCAACTACGACACAGTAATTAAGAGCATCAAAGAGGGTGACACCACTCTTACTTATGCGGTTGGACAAGGTGAAGATACCCCGGAAAATAGATTTGATAGCTTTGTGAAGCGTTTGGAGCGTGGATTTGATAAGTGGATTACCCCTCACCGCAGACTGAGGTGGTAATATGGCTATCAATCCTCAGTACGGCGTGACAAATGCCACTAATCCATTAGCTACTCTTTGGACTGGTCGAGCGACTATTTTTGAATACAAAGACACCACTGACCCCATCACTCACCAAACCACTCAAAATGAGGTGGCTGTTTTGGTAGATGAACCATGCCGAATCTCTTATAGATACGAGCAATCTACCAATATGCAAAGTGGAGCTGCAGTTGTGTCACAAAGTATTATCCTCTTTATTCGACCAGACTTAGTAATTAACCCTGGTTCTGTTATCGAGATCACTCAACACGGAGCGACTCAAAAGTATAAGGGCTCTGGTAGTCCAGCTGTTTATTGTAACCATCAACAAATCGTCTTGGAGTTATACGACAATGAAGCTTAAATGGGATTTGGACGAGTTATTTGACTTTGGCGATAGAATTGCTAACGCTGCAAAGTTTGATGAGACTTGTAAAACAGCCACCAAGAAACTCGCCAAAGAACTACAAGAGATGTTATTCAATGAAACTCCTGTTAAGACTGGTCAACTGGCTGCTGGTTGGGGTGGCACTGAAAACTATGCGTATACGATTAAACAAGTGAGAAACGGCTACCATGTGGATTTGATAAATAGAGTTCCATACTCCTTATCCGTTAACGATGGTCACTACTCTTTCAATCAGTTTGGCGGCCCGTATGAAGTAAAGCGTAGAACAGTTCCATATACCCAAGGAAATAGCGACTCCACATTTGTATTTGGACATTTTTTTGTTGAAAAAAGTGTCTTAAAGTTAGAGAACAGCGATGTTCTCAATAAACTCATAGCAAAGGAACTAGAACGTTGGTTTAGGTGGTGTCTGAATGGTAAATAAGGTTTTAAACGCTGTGACTGTCCAACTCCACTCCACTTTCGGAGATTCCTATAAGTATTATGTAGAGAATGTTGAGCAGAACTTAACCAAACCGTGTTTTACAATTGATACGATTATTCCATTGCAACGATCTAAAAGCCCTGTGCTTTATGACCGTACACTGCCAATGGTTATTCATTATTTTACGGAAGATAAGAAGGACACGAAAACAGATTGTTATGCGAAAGCGGAACAAATTGTTGAGTGTTTAGAATATCTTCCTTTTGAAACTACTACTCTCCGTGGTGAAAATATAAGTTGGCAGATTGTGGACGAAGTTTTACAAGTCTTTATTACTTATAGATTTACTACTGCCAAGGATATCAGAAATCTTGATACCATGGCTACTCTTGAAGAAACAAATGTTTCTCACACTTAAATGAAAGGATGATTTTATGTTAGGTGGTGGCGTTTTTGTTACCCAAAACAAAATCTTGCCCGGTTCGTACATCAATTTCGTAAATGCCAGTAAAGCTACCGCCACTCTTGGCGAAAGAGGTACTGTCGCCATTGCTTTACCTCTGAATAAGGCTGCTGGTACTGTTATTGAAATAACTAGAGCCGAGTTTGTCAAGGATAGTGCGACTATTCTTGGTAAAGAGTACGATTCTACTGATGTGATCGCTCTGCGTGAGATTTTCTGCAACGCTAACAAGGTATACATTTATGACACTGGCGATGGTACTGCCGAAACTTCCGCTGTTATTAACGCTTTAGAGCCTTATGATTTCAATGTAATTTGCGCTTATACCGGTAATGATACCGCCCAGTATATTACTGCTGTTAAGTCTTGGCGTGATGATATGGGTAAAAAGTGTCAGGCGGTTGTTTATAATCAGGATAATCCTAACCACGAGGGCGTTATTAATGTTATCTCCACGGTCTCTGATGAGGGTGCTCCTCCTTACGCTTTAGTTGCGTGGGTAGCTGGTGCAGAAGCTGGTTGTCAGATCAATAAGTCTTGTACTAATATGCTGTACGATGGTGAATACACTATTGTTTGCGATAAGACTCAGAGTCAGTTAGAAGATTGCATAGAGAATGGTCAGATGGCTTTCCATTTGGTCTACGGTGATGTTCGCCTGTTAGAAGATGTGTCTTCTCTTACCGAAACTACCGCTGAAAAAGGAGAGGATTTCAAGTCTAATCAAACCATTCGTGTTATCGACCAAATTGCTAACGATATTGCCAAGTTGTTCAATACTAAGTATCTGGGTAAAATTCCTAACAATGCTTCTGGTCGTGTCAGTCTGTGGGCTGATATCGTTGCTCATCATAGACAGTTAGAAGAAATCCAAGCTATCGAAAACTTTGATGCTTCTCTGGTAACTGTTGAACAGGGTAATACTAAGAAAGCTGTTGTGGTTAACGATGTTATTACAGTCGTTAACGCTATGAGTCAACTGTACATGACCGTTATAGTTCAGTAAAGGGTGGTGAAATAATATGGCTCAGACTATGCACGCTCGTAACGCTGTTTCCGCTAAGATGGCTGAATGTTTTATCACTGTTAAGGGAAACCGTTACAATTTTATGTCTGCTATCAATCTGGAAGCTACGATTGAGAAAGTTAAAACACAAGTTCCTATCCTTGGTCGAACCACTAAGGGTAATAAGTCCGTTGGTGCTGAAATTAAGGGTAGTGCCGAGTTCCATCTGAATACTTCTATTTGGAGAGAACTGGCTTATGAGTTCCAAGAGACTGGTGAGGATATTTACTTTGATATCCAAATTACCAACGAAGACCCCACTACCGAAATCGGTAGACAGACGGTTATTCTGTGCGACTGTAACTTAGACTCAACTATCTTAGCTGCTTTTGATGCTGATAGTGACGATGTTCTGACTGAGAGCATTGACTTTACTGCCGAGCGCTTTGAACTGCCTGAGAAGTTTTCTCTGATGGACGGCGTTCTGTAAGATTAACTAACTTAAAGCGGGTGGAGTGCATTACTCCATCCGCTTATTTAATTTAAATGGGAGGATTTTATAATGTCTGATTTTAGTGTTTTTATGGCTGGTAATGTTGCTTCTGAAAATGTGAAGTATGTTGCTTCCAAGCGATTCGTTAAGGATGGTAAGCCTGTCGAGTGGGAAATCAAAGCTATTGACTCTGACCTGGATGAAATCATTCGTAAAGAATGTACCAAGAAAGTTCCTATCGCTGGTAAGCGTGGTCAATATAATCAAGAAACTGACACGGACAAGTACATTGGTAAGATGTGTGTTGCTTGTACCGTTTATCCTAATTTAAATGATGCCGAACTCCAAGACTCGTACGGTGTTAAGAGTGCCGATGCCCTGTTAAAGAAGATGCTCAAGCCTGGTGAGTACACCGAATATAAGGCAAAGGTCATGGAGGTCAACGGCTATGATCTGAGCATGGAAGAACTGGTGGATGAAGCAAAAAACTGATAAATGGTGGCGATAGTGATGCGAATATCGCTTACTATTGTCTCCATAAATTCCACTGGAAGCCTACCATGCTTTTAACGCTTTCGAGGGAGGAAAAGGCTTTTATCACTGCTTGTATTCAAATCAAAGCTGATGCTGAAAAAGAGCAAGAAAAGAAAATGAAAGCAAAACGCCCTCGTAAAAGGTAGGTGAAATTATTTGCCAAAAGAATTAAAAGCGAGTGTTAAACTTGATACTTCAAATGCGGTTAGAAGTTTGGAAAAGTTGGAGAACAGAATATCCAAAATCCAAAAGCTGGTTAATAGAACTAGCACTGCAACAAACAAGTTTAGTGCGCCTATTCAAAAGGCAACTCGTAATATGCAGAGTTTAGATTCTGCCAATAGAAAAGCCGCTAATAGCGCAAATCAGATCGCCAAAGGTTATCAAAAGAGTAGTAAGTCGGCAAGTATTTTAACCAAGAATTTGCGAACTTTAATTTCCACTTATGTTGGAATTATGGGCGCACGAGCCGTGTTAAATACTTCCGACATACTTACTTCTGCTAAAAATAAACTCAATTATGTCAATGATGGAAACACCGCATTGACACAGGAACAATTAGACAAGACCTATGCGGCTGCTCAACGTAGCCGAGGTGGTTACGCCAATATGTTGAGCAATACTTCCAAGAGTATGATGTTGGCTAGTGATGCTTTCCAAAACAATGTGGATAACGCAATTCGCTTCCAAGAGATCATGTCCAAGGCGTACACGGTTGGTGGTGCGAGTGCTGCCGAACAATCTTCCTCTATGTACCAGTTAGTACAGGCGTTGGGTTCTGGTATTCTCCAAGGTGACGAACTCCGCTCTGTCCGTGAGGGTGCACCAATCGCCTATAAGGAAATTGAGAAGTTTGCTCAAGGTGTTTATGACACCAAGGACTCCTTAAAGGAGTTAGCTTCCCAAGGTTTAATTACTTCTGATATCGTAGTAGCTGCTATTATGAACGCTGGCGAAAGTATTGATAAGGCGTTTGAAAATACTGATATGACATTCGCCCAGGCGTTTGAAAATATCAAGAACATGGCAGTAAAGGCTTTTGAACCTGTATTACAAGTGTTTAACGATGCTTTGAATAAAGCTGCCGATAGTGGACTTCTCGATGGTATTGGTAACGCATTTGTTTTCTTAGCCAACACTGTGTTATGGGTAATGAACTTACTCGGACAGTTCTTTAATTGGTTCGCTGAAAACTGGTACTGGTTACAATGGATTGTTTATGCTGTTATCGCCGCAATCATTATTTGGTTGGGAGTTATGGCAGCGCAATCGGTTTGGGCTGGTATCAAGGCGTTTTGGGCGTTCATTACTGGTATGTCTCCGTTGTATATCTGGATTATCGTAATTGGCATAGTCGTTGCTGCTATAGTATGGCTTGCTAATACTGCGGTCAGTGGTATGGAATTTATATTCTATGCCTTACTTATGGTAGCGGCTGGTCTTGTGTTGGTGGCAGTGCTTACGCAAGCGTGGTGGTTACTGTGGGTTGTCCTCGCTATTGTTGTAGTTGCGTTAATTTTGATGTTCTTAGAACAAATTGTGGGCGGTGTATATTGGCTCGGTGCAGTTTGCTACAATGTTGCCATGGGTATCGCCAATTTCTTTATTGCTTGCTGGCAGTGGATTTGTGCGGTGGTACGCAATGTTATAGACGCTATTGTTAATTTTGCAATGGGTCTTTGGAACTCTATTAACGCTATATGTCAGAATATAGGAATTGCTTTTAACAACGCCTGGTATGGAGCATTATCCGCTTTTTGGGACTTCATTGCGGATTGCGTTGAAGGTCTTGATTGGCTTGCGAAACCGCTGAGTAAGATTGCTGAGTTGTTCGGTAAATCGTTTAGTTATGATGATTTTTCCGCTACTATCCGCAGTAAAGCCGATGGTTATGCTAGTAAGCAAAAAGAGTATGTGAGCGTAAGTGACGCTTGGGCTAATGGTGCGTCTACGAAAGAATATGAGAGTATTGGTGACGCTTGGTCTGACGGTATGAGTACACTTGAATATAAAAACTTAGGTGAAGCATACTCGAATGGAGCAGCAGTTGGAGCTGGTTGGTCTGACTCGATAGGTTCTTTCGGAGATGGACTTAAAAACGACATATCTAATTTTGATGTGGGTAGTCTTTTAGGCAATGGTTTGGGCGACATCCTTGGTACAACTGGTTTGGGTACTACTAATGGTCTTTTCAACAAATTGGGTGACGGAAGCGGTGGTAAGGGTAGTTATTTACCTGACCCCAATGACCCAGCTAACCGTGTCGGCGGTTCGTATGACCCAAGTAAGGCGCTTAAGGGTATTAAGGACGATACTGGCTCTATCGCAGACTCTATGGACTTAACCGATGAAGATTTGGAATATCTGCGTAAGCTTGCTGAAATGGAATGGAAGAAAGAGTTCACTACTGCCACTATTAAGGTCGATATGAGTAACTACAATAACATCAACGGCATGGATGATCTTGACGGTATCGCCACTAGACTGGCTGATAAATTGTACGAGGAAATGGATGCTGTTGCTAACGGCGTGTACCAATAAGGAGGTGTTAATATGTCTAATCCCTATGGATATCATTTTTATTTTTCGGACGGTTCGGATGTGTTAACATTTCCAATCACGCCCGGAGAATTAAATATTACAGTTGGTTCTAACAATAAAGTTGTAACTCTGATTAACGAGGGAGATATTAATATTTTAAAATCTCCATCTTTAATTGAGGTGGAATTTGAAGCTAGATTTCCAATGCGGAAATATCCGTATTCTAGAACGGCATCTAGTTTCCAAACTTACATGGATAAGTTCACCGAATTGAAAGAAGATAAGAAGTCTTTCAGGTTCATAGTGGTAAGAACTACTCCTGGTGGCAAGAGAACTTGGGACACGAACTTACTTGTTGCTTTAGAAGATTTTGAGATCACTGAGAGCGCAGACGAAGGTGATGATGTTCTCGTTAATTTCAAATTAAAGCAATTTAAGGAGTATGGTGTTAGAACTATAAAAACTAAGTCCACGAAGGTATCTAAACCCACTACCACTTCTACTTCCAAAAAGGCTCGTAGCACCAATAACAAGGCTTCTAAAACAAAGGTATACGTGGTGAAGCGTGGCGATTGTCTATGGAATATTTCTAAGAAGTTCTATGGAAAAGGCTCTAGTTGGAAGAAAATCTATACCGCCAATAAGTCTGCCATTGAAAAAGATGCGAAAAAACACGGTAAGAAATCTTCTTCTAATGGTCACTGGATTTTTCCATCGTTGAAATTGACGATACCGCCTAAATAATGCGAGGTCGTACAGATGGTTATTTATAAAATCACTAACGATGTTAATGGAAAAGTATACATCGGACAAACTACGTTTTCAATTTCTAAACGATGGGGAGAACACGTTAAAAAAGCAAACGCAAACTCCCCTTGCGCTATCCATTGTGCGATACGCATAAGGAGGTGTTGGGATGGCTGAAATGTTATTAACTATCCAACACAATGGTAGGGTATTCTCCCCTCCTGTGGAGGATGGAGTAAAAATTGAATGGGAACGAACTGGTTCTCCCGGTAAGCTGACATTTAGCACGGTTAAAGTTAGTACGGAAAATATGTCGTTTCAAGAGGGTGACCCAGTTTGTTTCTATTATGATAAGAGACCAGTTTTCATGGGTTATGTGTTCACTAAGAAGCGAGATCGAGAACATAGGATTGAAGTTACTTGCTATGACCAGATTCGCTATCTTAAGAATAAATACACTTATGTCTTTGAAAATAAGACTGCTACCCAAATTATCAAGGCTCTATGCAAAGACTTTAACTTAGTCACAGGCTCTATGGATAACACTGCTTATGTCATTCCCGCTGTCGCAGAAGAAAATAAAGCTGCGTTGGATATAGCGTTGGGCGTGTTGGAAGATACTTTAACCAACACTGGCAATATGTATGTGCTATACGATGATTTCGGAAAGCTTATGTTAAAGAATTGCTCTAACATGATATCCAATACGCTAATCTGCGACACTACGGCCGAGAACTTTGATTATAGTTCTAGTATTGACGATGAAACCTATAATAGTGTTGTTCTTTATTACAAAGAGGACGACAATAAAATTAAGGTCTATACTGCGTCTAATTCCAGCAAGATTAGTCAGTGGGGTACTTTACGATACTTTGAAGAAGTCAAAAACAAAGCTATCGCACAGAACAAGGCCAACGCTCTGTTGAGACTGTATTGCAAAAAAACTAGAGAGTTAAAGATAACTGGTGCATTTGGGGATGTTAAAGTCAGGGGTGGTACTCTTATCCCTGTTAAATTGAACCTTGGTGATATAGTTACCAATAATTATATGTTGGTAGAAAAAGTTACGCACAAGTTTGAAAAAGACAACTACACTATGGATTTAACGCTGGAAGGAGCGTGGGAGGGCTAATGAGTACTGGTTTAATTGATATTATGAAACGAGCAGCTATTGATGCTAATGAGAGCAATAAACCAGCGGATTTAAGGTTTGGAACTGTAACTTCCGTAAACCCTCTTAAGATTCAAGTTACCAATCAGTTTATTCTTCCAAAAAGTGTATTGATTATTCCAGAACATTTAACAGATTACGAGATTGAAGTAACCGTTAAAGATTCCTACGGATGGGACACCAAATACAAAAGCGGTGGTAGTGGCGACCCAGCTTTTGCGAGTCATAATCATGATATAGCGTTTAGCCGAAAGAAAATCTTGGTGCATGGTGCGTTAAAAGTTGGCGATAAGGTTGCTCTTATGCGTAAACAAGGTGGTCAATTTTATTATATTTTAGACCGACTTCCAAAGGGTGATTGAGCATGATTCCTAATATTGATATCTTGATGGACGAGATTGTTGAGGTAGAGTACCCAACAAGAACGTATAAAATAGAAGTTAGATTTGACCCAGAAAAAACTCTTGATGAAATAGATGATAGAATTAATGGTTACACCGATGATGTGGATGCTATTAAACAAGCAATCTATTTAATTCTCAGCACTGAACGATATGAGTTCATTATCTATTCGTGGGATTACGGTGTTGAACTTGTGGATTTATTTGGACAACCGATGCCTTATGTCATGTCCGAGTTACCGAGACGGATTACGGAAGCACTCACTCAAGATGATCGCATAAGTGGTTGTAAGGATTTTGAGTTTGAAATCAACAAACACAAATTGCACACCACTTTTACGGCGATAACTACTATGGGCGACATTTCTACCGAGTTGGAGGTGAATGTTTAATTGGCTTTTGAAGAAATGACCTACGAGAACATTCTGCAAAGAATGATGGTTAGAGTCACAGATAAGTACCCCGATCTCGATACCAGAGAGGGGTCTATTTTATTTAATGCGCTTGCTCCAGCTGCGTTGGAATTAGCGATTATGTACACTGAGTTGGACAATGCTATTAAGGAGAGTTTTGTTAATACTGCCAGCAGAGAATACATTTTAATCGCTTGCGAACAAATGGGTATGGATATATCTATATTTGATGCAAGTAATGGTATTCATAAAGGTGTTTTTGATGTTGAAGTTCCACTCGGCTCTCGGTGGAATTGCGAGTTATATAACTATACGGTAACTGAGTACATCGGTTTAGATAACAATGAATATCACACTTACCGTATGGAATGTGAAACATTGGGTAGTTCTCCTAACAATCAAACTGGTGATCTGACTGCGATTACTGATATTCCAAATGATTTGACAATCGCTAGAGTAGTGGAATGTCTTGTTGAAGGTGAAAATGAAACTTCTGACGAGGATATTAAAACTGCCTATTACGAGTATATCAATAGTACTGTTAGTGATGGCAATGTCAATCAATACAAACGATGGTGTTCTGAATACGAGGGAATTGGTAACAGTAAGATTTTCCCTTTGTGGAATGGCGCTAACACCGTTAAGGTTTCAATTTTAACCACTTCCAACAGAGCAGCTTCAACTGAACCGGGTGGCTTGGTTGAACGATTCCAAGAATATTTAGACCCTGGTATTACTGGCATGGGTGATGGCGTTGCTCCTATTGGTGCATTTGTTACGGTGACTACTGCTACAGAAGTGCCTATAAACATTAGTGCTACAATCACCATGAAATCTGGATATACCAATACAGACGGTATCGCAACAGCGTTAGGTAATTTTTTCAGGGGAATAGCTTACGAGAAGACCCAAGTTGCGTACATGACTATCGGAGCAACGATTCTCAGCGTGGAAGGTGTTGAATCGGTTAACGACTTATTAGTTAACGGTGGTACGGCTGATATAACTGTGACAGGCGAACAGATTCCAGTCTTAGGCACTGTTAATTGGACGGTGAATTAAAGATGTACCACGAAAGAATGAATAGTTATTATCCACAAGTCATACAAGCGATTGTGGATTTCCAAGCTATTATAAATGCGGAATACCCGGAGTTTGAGGATTTAGCAAGTGCTAAAGATAGAGTTATAAACGATGCTTATTTGCTTACAATGTCTGAACAGCGAACCGAACAGTGGGAAAATATCCTTGGAATTAAACCGATTGCTGAGTCTAGTTTATCGGATAGACGAGAGACCATTATTGCTCGTATTCGTGGACAAGGTAAGTTGAACACGGCTCTTATCAATTCTATCGTTAACGCATTTACTGGCGGTACTGCTAACTCCTGGGTGGAAGATAGTGTGCTGTATGTTGAGATCACACCTCCACCTGGTAATAAACAATTCCAATTCGCCAACGTAAAGCAAGAATTAACTCTTAAAGTTCCTGCTCACTTAGGCATCAACATTAGTAGAAATTATTTTGAGTGGAGTGAAATTAAAGCTAATTTTGCTACTTGGGGCGATGTAAAAGATAATTTCGATATTTGGAACGATGTTTATTTATTCGTTCCATTTAAATAAAGGAGGTAGTTAATTGAAATGAGTACAACTACTGCCAATTACAATTTAATTAAACCAGAATTAAGCGATGTTGCTGATATAACGGCAATGAATGAGAACTGGGATGTAATTGACGAAGCTTTAGCTAACGCTGCGTCAGAATCTGTAACGGTTATTGGTGGATACATTGACTTAAATGATCTGTATGAAGTTGGTGAGTATACCTATTCTGCTGCATCCGCCGCTACAATGAGTAATGTTCCAGAACAAGCCCAAGGGACGTTAATTATCTTACCTAGATTGATAGAGAATGACCCCGATAATATTATTCAAGTTGTTATTACTCGTGAAAATTCAATTTTCATTAGAAACAAATATGATGGAACGTGGAAAGAATGGGATAAGGTAGCCTCCGAAGCTACTTTGACTCGACAAATCAATAACCACGGTAGACACGTTCCAAATAATTGTGCTCAAATTTCCGATTGGAATGAAGCAACCCTTACTGGTTGGTATATGGGTAATAATGCAGCCAACGCGCCTACTAATCATGAAAATACTTCAAGTAGCCTTTGGTATTTCGGATTTGTTATTACACACAATGAGAACTACGTATTCCAAGAGGTGTATTTATTCACGGCTTCTGCCGAAGCAAACGAAATCCCGAAATACATAAGAGCAAAAAAAGATGGAACGTGGGGCAACTGGCACAAAGTTACTGTCCAGAGGGATGTTCCAGCGGACGCTAAGTTGGATTACATCAAAAATCTAACAGGCGATGCTCAAGTGCAACTTAATAACAGGATGTATGCTAAACCCTCATTTATTGAATTTAACCCGACCGATACTATGGGACACGGTGGTTATCTGGATTTCCACTATAATGGCTCGACCGAGGATTGGACCACTAGAATTATTGAAGAAAAATCTGGTCAGCTCCGTATTATGGCCGACAAACTTCGATTATCTGGAGTTTTAGACATTTCTGATGGTGACGCTGGTGTATATGGTGACGATCACACTGTTAATCTTGTAAGTAAAAGTGATAAGGATAATGACTATAAGCGTTCAATTCAAGTTATGAATAAAGCGTATGAATCCGATATAGCCGATGCACTTATTCTAATTGATAAAGATTCAACTGGTGCAAGGAATTATAAACTGTTCGGTGAACATAATCTGACTGCACTTGCAACTGCGTTGGGTACGTGCAAGATAGCCACAGGAACATATACAGGAACTGGAACTTACGGGTATCTTCAGCCTACCGATGAAAATGCGAACAAATTGACTTTTCCGTTTGTTCCGAAGTTGCTCATAATAACAAGTGAATATTCAAATGCAGTAATAAACTATCAAAGCGTCATACAAGACGGTTATATGGGTGGTTTTTGTAGTAATATTATCGCATATTGTGATACAAGTGTTTCAGATGATGGGCTAACATTAAAATGGTGGACACCCCAAAATGATCCAAAAAGGCAACATAACACGCAAGGTGAGAAATATCACTGGATGATAATAGGATAAAGGGGCGTAATAAATGCAGACTATTATAGAAATTAACGCTCTGGAGAACGGAGCGCACAGAAACCAAATATTGGAGTCTGGATATGATGATTTTATAATCCCCGAAGGTTGGGCGATTGTGCCTGATGGTATGGAAACGCAGAATTTCCCCTTTGGCTCAATAGCGGTTGAGGAAATTAATGGAATAATGACTGTGACAAACTGGACTCCCGGAATGATACCCAAGCCTGAACCCGAACCCAAGCCTGATAGCACCCTTGCTGATCGTGTATCGGCACTTGAAAATGCTATAGCTGAAGGATTACATCTTTATGAGGGGGATATTGAATGATTACATCCAACTTATACGCAGCTTTAACATCTACCATCTACGTAAATGCTATGACACTTAACGGAAAAAATATCACGACCGATGATCAGAAAATTCGTGCGTCTGGTCTTTATAGTGAATGGAAAGCTGGCGCTCATACTGTTGGTGAGATTTTTAACACGTATTCAACTGAGGATTTAAATGACGAATGGAATCAAACTTGGGAATGTTACCAAAACTACGATAATGATGTATATCCTGACATAGTTCCCGGTAACCCAGCTTGGTATACATTTAATAGACCACTTCACGGTAAAAGTAAAGAGACTGCTCGTCCGTTTGTTTCAGTGCAAGGTAGCCATGATATATATCATTGCGGTGAGTACATGATTTGGACGGACGGTACGATTCAGAAATGTATTGCTCCAAATGGCACTAACTTTAGTCCCGCTGATTATCCCGATGGTTGGGAGGTAGCTTAATAGTGACGGAAGGAATAATCATAGCCATTATTGGACTCATTGGTTCAGCTATTGGTTCAATGTGTGGTGTAATTATTAGTTCTAAATTAACACAATATCGCCTTGAGCAATTAGAGAAAAAAGTGCAAGCTCATAATAATCTTGTTGAGCGTATGTATGATCTTGAAGGAAGACAAGATGTTTTAAAAGAAGATATTCGAGTGATAGGTGATAGAATAACTACTATTGAAAGTCGAATATATGGCTAATAAGAAAACTACAAATAACAAAAATAAGACCGCTTCTAAGAACAAAAGAAGCGGTCGTTTTATGAAAATAGCAGTTGCCGTAATTATTATTCAAGCTATCGTTTACACATGGGTACATTTATATTTATCCACCTCGGTAGGTACTGAAATTGCTCCAATGACAAGTGTAGCCTTTTATACATTTTGTCTCGGTGAACTCGGTGTGTGCGGTCTTATTAAAAAATCTGGTAAATAGGGAGGGATACGTATGAACAACATTTTGAAAAGAATATCTAATCTGTTATCAGTTAAAAGTCTTGTTACATTAATTTTAACTGGTGTGTTTGCGTATATGGCGATTACCAATCAAATTACGCAAGATTTTATGACTATTTATGCGGTTATTATAGCCTTTTATTTTGGTACACAAAGTCAAAAAGTTCAAGAAGCATTTGACACTACTATGAAAGGTGATGAATAATTATGGTTAATACTCCCGATAAAGTGATTAAAGTTGCAGAAGCAGAAATAGGTTATTTAGAAAAGAAATCTAATTCCGAATTGGATGATAAAACAGCAAATGCTGGTAGTGCTAATTATACTAAGTATAACCGTGATATGCACAAACTATGTCCATCTGTTATGGATTTCCCGGCTGCTTGGTGTGACTGCTTTGTAGATTGGTGTTTTGTACAAGCATACGGTGTTAACAACGCTAAGAAATTGCTCGGAGGAGCTTTTAATGATTATACACCATCTTCGGCTCAATTATACAAAAATAACAACGCTTGGCACACCGAGAATCCAAAGGTGGGAGATCAGATATTCTTTAAGAACGAAGTTCGTATATGCCACACTGGTATAGTGTATAAGGTTGACTCTAAGAGGGTATACACTATTGAAGGAAATACTAATGGTGTATCTGGTGTAATTGCCAATGGCGGTGGAGTATGTAAGAAATCTTATTTACTCACATCCTCTTATATAGCTGGTTACGGTAGACCAAAATATGATAATGTTGGCACAGAGGTTACTGTCGTAAAAGTTGATTCTGCCAAGAACTTCGATAAGAAAATAGCTGGTAGTTACAAAACTACCGCTAATCTAAATCTCCGTAGTGGAGCGGGAACTTCCAAGAGTAAGAAAGTAATAACTGTTATTCCCAATGGCTCTACTGTTCGTTGTTACGGTTATTTCACTCCTGTAAATGGTGTCAAATGGTACTTAGTAAAGTACAAAGATTTTACAGGATTTGCGTCTAGTAAATATTTAAAGTAAATTATTTACAAGGTTTCACACAGCCTACACAACCAAGCGTAACCCTTTCTCTTAACGACTTCTAAATATTCTTTGCTGTACTATACAGATATTACGAAACCCCCGCCACATCAACAGTGGTGGGGGTCTTTTTTTGTTTATATTCGACTATATTTACCTATATAGCCCACAAAAAGGTTACACGATATACATATTTTTTCACATATTTTGTATAATTACTCATACCGTAATCGTATCAATAAATTGTACTAATTCACTCGGCTCTTTAAATAGATAAATTTTTTCAGTGACTCCTTTACCAGAGTGACCAGCGATAATCCTGATTACTTCCATTGGGATTCCAGCGGAGTGCATGATACTAATTGCTGTCTTACGAGTATCATGGATAGTATGCTTAGTTTGTATTCCAAGGTGGTTCATCAATGTCTCGAAACGATATTTAGCACCACTGTAACTAATTTTGTTTGTCTTACGGCTATATATTAAATGATTGCCACGGTTCATACGCTCTTTGATGAAAGGCAAGATACATTGGTGGATTGGAATAACACGGTCAGTACCAGCTTCTGATTTCATACCACCAATCATATAGCGTTCTTCCAGGTTGACATTTTTAACATCCAACTCTATCAGTTCGCTAATACGCATACCAGTGTAGATCAGAATAAGAACATCCTGCACAGCTTCCAGGTCAGCGTGTTCCCAAAGCAGCTTAACTTCTTCCTTGGTGAAGATAGCACCGCTTTTCTCAATCTTCTCACTGATTTCAATGCTCTTAGCGTAGTTCTTAGAGATAATGTCATTAGTAACCGCATACTCAAATAGTTGGGACATGGTACTTTTCATCTTACCTTTAGTACCGGGTTTCAATGGTATATCATCCATCCAGTCTTGAAGGTGGGCTGTCTTAATATCTTTAATCTGCTTTTTAGCTAAATTACCAAAACGCAAGTAGCACATTTTATGGTTATCCAATACAGATTTAGATGCTTTCTTTTCAATACGAGCAATCCAACGATGATAAGTTTCCTCTAATGTCAGCTTGCTCAAGTCCAAGTCAACGTGATTCTTATGATATTCTGCGAGAGCAACCAAAGCGTCTGCTTGTGTTTTGTAATATCCAAGGTATTTACGCTGCTGTTTGCCCTCTTTCCAACCAGTCGTGATACGCACCGCCCAAGGTTTTCTTCGCTTTTTCCCTGTTTTGTCTAAACAAACAACACTTCCAAAGCCGTTTTCGTTTCTCATGATATTTTCCCCCTGTTACGATACTCTTACATTTTGGTATATATCGACATATGTTTATTGTACAAATTGCACAAAATACTATTGAATATTCATACATTTTTGTGTAATACCTTCAAGACTTGCAAACTTGCCTTTATATTATTTTATTTATAAGGCACTACTATATTCTTACATTGTAAAAGTATCGTAGTGCTATATAAGTAAATATAATAAAGATAAACATTTATGTTAATTCAATATCTATGTCTGCATTTGCATATATTCGACTCAGATCATGGGCGTATTGGCAAATGCGCTTGCGACCTGTTGTGTCAAGAGATACATAAATCTCTAATAACTCAACTGCTTCTGCTCCATAAAATAGCTTGACCCCTTGGATAACTTTAACTTCTTTTGATATTTGACTTTCAGCGATATCATTCCAACCTACTATATAAGTTGGAGATACATCGAATACTGCGGCTATCTTTTCTATTGTTTGGATTGGGATATTGGTAACTGTGCCTTTTTCATATTTATTGATAGCGGCACGTTGGACACCAACTCTTCTTCCTAGTTCTTCTTGAGATAGTCCAGTAAGTTGTCGTAAATATTTGATTTTTTCACCGGGGCTATTGGTCATGTATATCATCCTTTCTTATATTATATATTGAGTGTATCATTATAAGATACAAAAGTACAGAAATAAGCACAAAAGAATTAAGGTAAACGCTTACCTATTCAGTAAAGTTGCCGATTGGGGAAATTGTCATAATAGTGTTATAATATCTTAGCAAGGGCAGAAAGAGTAAAATTACACTGTCGGATCAATAGTCATCAAATCTAACAAAACTGACAGATAATAATTTGAAAGTTTGTGCAACTTGTATCTTGCAAAGATATGTTATTCTGATATAATTAAATCATGAACTTCGCAAGACACAAACAAATACACGCTACCGTATCCCAACTGGCAGAGGAAGTGGTCTTAAAAACCATTCAGTATGGGTTCGAGCCCCATTGGTAGCACCAGTTCTTTGTGAGTACTTAAACGAATTGACAAAGCGGAAAGACGCTTGACGGTGGGACAGACCACTTATATAGCGGTGTAGCCAAGGGGTAAGGCACATGACTTTGACTCATGTAATCATTGGTTCGAATCCGATCACCGCTGCCATATCGAGATGTAGCCAAGTGGTATGGCTCGTGATTTGGGTTCACGAAATCGGGAGTTCGATTCTCCCCATCTCGACCAAAATTAAATAGAAAGTAGGTGATCTGATGTTGGTATCGGAAGCAGCTAAGAAGTTGGATATGAACACCCAAACCTTACGTTTGGCACTCCAACAGAGATTGTTTCCCTTCGGTGTAGCGGTTAAAACCTCTGAGAATAGATTTACCTACTACATCAACCCTAACCGCTTGGAAAAGTATTTGGAGGGAGCGTATGAAAAAGATTCTGATAATTTCAATGTTTCTGCTGATTCTAACAATTATTTACAATGAGGAAAAAGAATTAGCTATCGTTGGAATTGAAGAAGAACCCCAGGTTGTTAAAAGCGAGAGTGTGGTAGAGACTGTGGATTATGAGCCAGTACCCATTGCATTTAATCCAGAACCCAAGGTAGAACCAGATGTGATTGAGGTAGTCGAAGTAAGCGAACCGAAGGACATTATAACGTTCCGAGTTACAGCCTATTGTTCCTGTAAGAAATGCTGTGGTAAATGGGCGTTGAATCGTCCAGTCGATGAAAATGGTGACGAAATTGTCTATGGTGCAGCTGGTGAAGTACTGACGAGTGGTGTTAGCTGTGCAAGTCCTTTACCATTCGGTACGATTATCGAACTATCTGGCTATGGTACTGTAACCGTCCAAGATAGATTCGCAGAATGGGTGGTAGAAGAATATGGTGAAAACATCATTGACATTTATTTCTCTGATCACGAAACGGCGAAACAATGGGAAGTGAAAATGATAGAAGGGGAGGTTATCAATGGCTGAGTATTGTCCCGACCATCCTGATATTGTGGCTATGATGAAGACTGGTTATCCGAGTTGGATTAAACCTATATCTGTGTTCTGTGAAGAATGTGGAGAAGATATCACGGATGAAGATAAGTACGATGATAGTTACCATGATTACTTGTGCCAAAGATGCTTATTGAATCTACATAGAATAGAGGAATATTGATTGGTAATACAAGTTGATACAAGAGAACAGAAGTACGACCATGTGGTTAAGTATTTTGAGTCTCAAGGAATTAAGTATGTGAGATCAAAGTGCGTGGTTGGTGACTATGTTAACTTGGAAAACCCAATGGTAGTCATTGACCGAAAGAAGGATTTACAAGAGGTAGCCGGGAATGTGTGCCAACAGCACGACAGATTTGTGCGAGAGTTGGAGTTAGCAAAAGAACTCGGTTACAAAATGATAGTTTTGGTGGAAGAACCAAACATTACTAATCTTACGAACGTGTGTTCGTGGTATAATTGGAGAAGAAAGAAAAATCCGAAAGCTATTAGTGGAAAAACTCTGTATAAGATAATGAAAACGATAAGTGATAAGTACGATGTATCTTGGGAGTTTACTTCTAAAGCTAAATGTGGAAAACGTATCGTGGAGTTATTAGCATGAGGTATTCTTATAGTCGAATAGGATGTTGGAAGAAGTGTCCTTATCAATTCAAGTTACAGTACATTGATAAGTTGCGTACAATTTCAGATCAGACAGCCGATAATGCGCTTTACCTGGGTACGGCAATTCACACAGCTTTTGAGACTGGTAGCGTAGAGGAAGCTATTAAAAACTATCGCTCCAACTACAACATTATTACGGACGCACATATAACCGAAGAAATCAAGCTGGAATATCTCATACCTAAAGTGCTTGAACTTTTACCAGAAGCCGAGTGCGAGGTTGAGATTAAGACCGATGATTTCATCGGCTATATAGATAGATTGGTGTACTTGCTCACTGATGAACAAGGTATCGCACACTACGAGATTTGGGATTACAAGTATAGCAATAATATAGACAGCTATTTAGAGTCTGGTCAGTTGCACTTGTATAAGTATTACTTTGAGTTAACACACCCAAATTGTGTGGTAGACCATCTGCGTTATGTATTTATCCCAAAGGTTAATATTCGGCAGAAACTAAAGGCTAAACCACCCGAAACTTTGACCGAGTTTAGAAACCGGGTGAAGGAGCATTTGGAAGCTGCTGAGATAAAAGTCGTAGAGATAAATTACGATAGTAACAGAATACAAGAGTTCAAAAATGATTGCAAGAGGAACGCTTGTTCGGTAGACTATCCGAAAAATCCTAGCCGACTTTGTAATTGGTGTCAGTACCAAAAATATTGTGAGTCCAATGGTCAGATAGACTGGATGATTATAAACAATACGAAGGAGGACTCTATGAACTTACCAGAAAACAAAAAGCGAGAGTTAAAGAAGGAGAAACTTACGCAACTGCCTGATCTATTCATTTATGGCGCAAGTTACGTTGGTAAGAGTACTTTATTTGACTCGTTAGACAATGTGCTGTTCATCAACACTGACGGTAACTGTGATATGTACCAGAATCCGAGTGTTTATATCGGTAAGACCGTACAGATGAATGGTCGAATGAAGATCGAGAAGTCCGCTTGGCAGAACTTCTTAGATGTTATCGAGGAACTTGAAAAGCGCGAGAATACCTTTAAGTATGTTGCTTTAGACTTGGTGGAAGACTTGAGAGAGCATTGCCGAGTTCATATGTGCGATAAACTCAAGATTGCTCACGAATCTGACTCCAACTATTCCAAGGGTTGGGACATGGTGACAACTGAATATAACCAAGCCATTAAGAGACTTAAAGCAGCCGGGTACACTGTCCTTTATATTGCTAAGGAAGTTACAAAGGATGTGACTTCAAAGGGCGGTGCATCTTATACGACATATAATCCCAATCTGCCAGAAAAGACAGCTAATATGCTCTCTGGTACGGTTAAGCTGACTTGTCGAGTGTATGTGGATGAAAAGGGAGAAAGATGGTTAAATCTGAAACCTAATGTCCATGAGTTCGGCGGTGGTCGCTATAACTTTAAGGTAGATAAGTGTAAGTTGTCTGTCGAGGAACTGTTAAAGGCTATTAACGAAGCTGACGCAAAGTAATCCCCTCGCAAGGTGCGAGTCTGATAAATTATTTTGAAAAGAATGACGGAGGTAACAATCAATGGGCGAAAACATTTTCGAGAAGTTCAATAACATGATGGACATTAACGGTCTGAAACAGGATGTTGAGAACGCAGCTTCCAACACTGGCGACTTTGTGGAAGTTCCAAAGGGCGACTACGAGGTTTCTATTGCCAAGATTGAACTGGGTGAGACTGGTGAGAAGTCTAAGACTCCCGGTATGCCTATGGCAAAGGTTTGGTTCACCATTCTGGCTGGTGAGTATAAGGGTCAGAAGATTTTCATGAATCAAATGCTGACCACTGGCTTTGGTATTCACAAGATGAACGAACTGCTGAATAGTCTGGAAACTGGTATTCCTGTGGTGTTTGAGAACTTCACTCAGTACGCCGACCTGTTCAAGCAGATTTTCGATGCAGTGGATGGTAAGGCTGAGTATCAACTGGCCTATGGTGAGAATAACAAGGGTTATTCCACTTACACCATTGTTCAGCGTTTCAAGAACTAAGTAATCTTGAGCGGGTGGTAGTTTGAAACGATGTAACATTTGTGGGGTTGAGAAATCTGAGAGTGAGTTTTATAAAGATAGTTCTCGTAGAGATGGGTTAGAATACCGTTGCAAACAGTGTTCTAACGAAGTTCGGAAGAAACGATTAGCAGATATATCACCCGCATTAGACAAATATCGTTCTAACTGTGAAAAATGTGGTGAAAGTAGATTGTATTTGATTGACTTTCACCACATTAACCCTTCGGAGAAGCTGTTCACTATCGGCGATGGTAAACATACACCAAAGCAAATAACAGAGGAAGTTAATAAGTGTATTTGCTTGTGTAAAAATTGTCACTGGGAGTTTCACTACTTATATGGGAAAAATCCAGAAAATCCATCGGTCGCATTAAGTGAATATCTGAGGAAGTAATGAATTGGGAGAAGGGTACATTACATTCTTCTCCCACTATCTAACATGGGAGTGACAGCATGATTAAACTGCTAATCGGTGGAAGTCCGTGTACATATTGGAGTATCGCTCAAAAGAATGGACGAGAAACAGAAGCTAGTGGAATGGGCTGGGAACTGTTTAAAAACTATCTCATTGCAAAGCAGAAGTTCAAGCCAGACTTCTTTCTCTATGAGAATAATAAGTCGGCTGCCCAGCCAATCAAAGACCAGATTTCCAGAGAACTCGGTGTTCCTCTCATGCACATTAACTCTGCTTTAGTATCCGCACAGACTCGTGAACGGTTCTACGCATTTAACTGGACGGTAGACCAACCAGAAGACCGTGGGATTATCTTACGAGATATTCTTGAACCGTCTACCCATGAAATCAACTACGAACTTAAAACCGTTGGAGTGGGTTGGAGAGGTCGTAAGGGAGCAGATGGGAAATACCATAAACGCTATGAATCTGCTAATGAGGAAAAAGCTAATGCCTTGACCACTTGCCAGACTGATAGCATGGTGGCTGAACCTGTTCGGATCGGTGATATCGGAAGCACAGCCCAGGCCCATCGAGTTTACTCCTGCGACGGTAAATCTGTGACGATCAATTCTGGCGGTGGAGGACAGGGTGGTAAGACTGGACTGTATTTATGTCCTGTCACTGGTGTAACAAACTCTCCGTTTTACGAAGTTTGTAACGGCAAAATTGTAATCAGCGGAGTTCCATATGATATAAATCTTGCCGATGGAGTCTACTGTATTCGTAAGCTTACTCCTGTGGAGTGTGAGCGGTTACAAACACTGCCAGACGGCTATACCAAGGCGGTTAGTAATGCACAGCGATACAAGGGACTTGGTAACGGCTGGACTGCGGAGGTCATAATCCATCTCTTAAATGGTGTGCTGAAAGATGTACCGAGAGATGAAGAAATTGTTGTTTTGTCCATGTACGATGGCATTGGTACTGGTCGATATTGCCTGGACAAGATGGGATTTACTAACGTTAGATATTATGCTTATGAGATTGATAAGTATGCCAAGCAAGTATCTATGAGTAATTATCCCGATATCATTCAGCTTGGGGATGCTTTTGATCTGAGACACCCTGACTGGACTATCGGATATTAAACTATTGGAGGGTTGATCGTGCTTAACTTTTACGAGGGTCGAAATGTTTATATGGACGGTGATTATCCCGCTGTATTCATTGGGGGAAAGAATTGTCATATTCATCGACTGCAATGGGAAAAGCACTACGGCTCGATTCCAGATGGCTACATCGTTCACCATAAGGATGGTGATAAATGCAACTGGGACATTGACAATTTAGAGTTGTTAAGTCGAGGTGAACATTTAGATCATCACCGAGAGGAACACCACCGAGAACATCTGAGAGGGGACAATGCTCTCAACAGAAAATTGTCGCAAGACGATGTGGACTATATACGTTCGGTGTACCTTA